GCCCTACACCGCCGACGAGCTCAGGCGCCTCCTCGACGCCGCCGACTACTCCGCCCCCTGGACCGGCCAGCGCGGCCGAAACACGCGCACCCGCCGCGCCACCGGCCAGCGCGACCGGGCCCTCATGCTCGTGCTGCTCGACACCGGGATGCGCGCCTCCGAGATCTGCGCCCTGCGCATCGGCGACTACGACCGCAAGACCGGCAAGCTCATCATCCAGCACGGCAAAGGCGACAAGACGCGCGTCGTCTACATCGGCCAGTCCACCCGCCAGGCCATCTGGCGCTACATCCAGGATCGCATCCGCCGTCGGGATAGCGAGGCCATCCTGCGCGGCCACGAGCCGCTGTTCGCCACCAACAAGGGCCAGTTCATGGACCGCTCCCAGCTCCTCCACATGCTGTGCGGGTGTGGCCAGCGTGCCGGCGTGGCCGCCGTCAACGTCCACCGGTTCAGGCACACCTGCGCCGTCACCATGCTGCGCAACGGCGCCAACGCCCTGGTCGTGCAGGAGGTGCTGGGCCACGTGGACATGGCCACCGTCAGGCTCTACGTCAAGCTCGCCGAGGTGGACCTGGAGCAGGCCATGCGCATGGCCAGCCCCGTCGATACCTGGCGCCTCTGACCCCCTATTGACAAGAACGTTTTTAGGGGTTATGCTAGTTTCAGGAGGTACGCCATGCTAGTCGCCCTAAGACCACACGATCAAAGCAAGATTGCCGCCTGCGCCGTAGAACGTCCAAGCATTGAAGCAGAAGCACGCGCCCGCAACAGTAAGCAGAATGGCTATGTCTGCCCACGATGCCTGAGCCCTGTAGTGCTGAAGCAGGGTAGAATTGTTGTCCCCCATTTTGCCCACAAGCCGACACTGTCATGCCAATTCGGACAGCCAGAGACCCCAGCCCATTTGCGCGCCAAACAACACATCTATGATGCCCTGATCCAGTCAAGCCGTGCCAACAGCACAGAAATGGAGCGTGATTTTGGAACTTCCATTGCCGATGTGTTCACAGTGCTCGATGGAGTTCCTGTTGCAATCGAAATTCAACAGAGTGGACTGAATACTGACGAATTGAGCCAGCGCACCTTACACTATTACCATCTTGGCATCCACGTCTTGTGGATTCTTCTCCTGAAAGATACTCCTGCGACTTACAAACCCAAAGCTTGGGAACGCTGGATACATGCCGCCTATTTTGGCCGAGTCTACTTCTGGGTCGAGGGTCTATCGTTTCTTGCCGTGCATTTCCAGAAACTCCAGCAGTGGATAGATGCTCGCGACTGGTACGACCAAGACGGCCAAGTCAATGAGGCTGGTGGATATTGGAAAACGATGAAGAACCAATTCACATGGCAACCGAGTAGGAACATTCTGCAACTGACCAATGATTTCCGGCCAGTTGAGCGTCAACCGTTTTCGGCAGGGGAGATCGACATTCCGAAGTGCCGTCTACTGATCGACAAGTTTCCCAAATGGTGGTAGCCCAATAACCCTTCTTAACAGAAGCAAAAGACCCCCAAACTGGGGGCCTTTCTGTAGAGAGGATCACCGCCTTCCTCGCCGTTTTACCGCCCGGCGCCGGCGACGGTTACACTTTGGACAGCGGCGCATCTGCCGCCGCCTGAGCCAGCCCGTGAGCCTCATGCAGTAGCATCTCCTCTTGATAGCCTCGCAACGCCTCGATCACATCGTCCACGCAGCCCAGCATCTCGCCCAGCGCGCGCGCGTCAATCGCCAGCCGCTCCATTGCATGACGAAACACCAGACCTGCGATGATAGCGGTTTGCATCACAGGTGCAGCTCCACGAACTCCCCCACCCTGGCGGGCGCCCGCTCCAGCGCCTGCTCGAACGCAGCCTGAGCGCTGGCGCCGTTGCCAATCGCCAGCCAGAAGACCTCCACAAACAGGCTCGCGTCCTTGTTCTGGATCTCCCGAGCTCGCACCGATACCACCGCATCCACCACCCGCAGCTTGTCAGCCACCCGATCATTCGAGCAGCCTGCCAACAGCAGGACCTCCACGCCGTCCAGACGTTCAGACAGCCATTGCCAAGTCGCCACGCCATCGGCCAGGTACAGACCGTTCTGATCGCTGTGCACCCCGAAGTGCACGAACCGGATCGGTGTCCCGTTCAGGCGCTGCCTGTCCAGCGTGTTCTCCAAGTCCACCAGCGTCACGGGGTCCAACACCGCCAGCCGGAAATTCGTTTGCGCCTGCACCCGCCGCAAGTGCGCCAAATCGAGCCTCAGCAGCGGATCATTGCCGATGCACGCCAGTAACACCTGGCGAGGTGTTGGCCCCCCTGCCAACGACATAGGCGGCGCCGTTTCCACAGCCTGGCCGCGCTCAAGCTGCCTGATCCTCTCCTTGAGCGCGTCGATCTCGTTTTGCTTTTCCACCAGCATCCGTTGCAAACTGGATACGTCGCGCTCCAGCACCATCACCTTACGCTCTAGGTCGGCGGCCGCCGCCGTCGCGCTGGTGTAGGGTATTTGGCGCTGGCGCTTGATGGCCAGCACCATCGCCACAATGCCGACGGCGAACGCCGCCAGCGCAAAGGCCAGGTCAACAGTCATCACAGGCAGCTATCCTCCCTCTGCGTCACAATTTCGCCAAACATAGCCCAGGCGAAGACTCCATCAAGGAACATCGACGTCACGCTGGTCGTGGCTACCGCCAGCGTAACCCACATCACGAAGGCCAACAGCGCCACCGTCCGTCCCACCAGTCGCAGCCGCCAGCGTCCCAGTGTCGCCAGCAGCCCCAGCGCCAGCGCCAGCGTCAGCCAGCCAAACACCTCCTGCGGCAGCAGGTTCAGCGGATAGACCACTGACGGTCCAAACCAGAACGGCAGCCGAGGGAGCGCAACCCCCAGCAGAACAAATCCCGTCATCCTCCGCACGTCCACGCCGCGCGGAGGCCGCAGCAGCTCGATCAATCTAGCTCTCACGTCCTGCCTCCAGGATCGCCATGATCACATTGGCCAGCAAAACCAGCGCAGCGAAGGCCAAGCCAATGGTGAAGGTCAACCAGTAGACATCCGATCCTGTCCAGTTGCGGCTGATCGTCGTGGACACCACCGCCGCCATCAGCGCCACGACTCCCGCCAGCACCGCCTGCCAGCGCGTCAGCTTGCCGTCCAGGGTAGACGCGATGAAGCGAACGCCGTAGAACGCCACCGAGCCGACGATCACCGGCCAGATAATCATCATGCGCACAGCCTGATACGGGTCAGTATACTCAGTCATCATTCCGCTAATCATCCTTATCGAATGCCTACGGCGCCGCCGTCGGCATCTGGATCGATCCCTTCGCGCCGATCATCACCTGGTCAACGCTGTCTGCGCTGGGCGTGCCGCCCGGCAGCGGAGTCGGCGTCACGTCGTTGTCATGCAGGCCATAGCGCCGGCCTATCACCGAGCCGCTGGTGATCTGCGCCCAGATCTGCGCCAGCGGGATGCTCATCTCGAACCGCCAGTTGCTCCCCGGCGTTGCTCGTGCCACCACTGTGGCGCCTGCCACTGGCCGATTGTAGTTCAGCAACAGGCCGGCCGGGTTGATGAACAGGTCGTGGTCATCCTGACCAGGCCGGGTGATATTGTCGTTCAGCCCGTCAATCTGCACCTGCGCCGCGTCGCCAACGTAGATCGCACCCGTACCCGTCATCACCACCGTGTCCGTGATGATACCAGCCAACAGCAGGTTATCGCCAGAGCACGCCATCCAGAACGCAGCCGACAGATCAGCCGCCTCCGGCGTGGCCGCCGGGTTGATGTAGGCCGCGTTGGCCGCGTTGAGATACATCGGCGTCGAGCTGGTCCATTCCGCCATGCTCCCGTCTATTGTCGCAGCCAGCACAGCACACGCGCCAGCCGCTGCCGGCGTGGCAGTGGGCGTCGCTGTCGGCGTGGCCGTGGCCGTGGCCGTTGGCGTGCGCGTGGGTGTAGGCGTGCGCGTGGGCGTGTTGGTCGGCGTGGGCGTCGCCGTAGGGCCGCCCGGCGTCCACGTGGGCGTCACCGTTGGCGATGGCGTGTCCGTGGGCGTTGGCGTCGAAGTCAGAAACGGCGTAGGCGTGTTTGCCATGTTGCGCACCAGCACGAAGGCATTCATCGCCGGGATCGTCAGATTGCCGCTGACCACAGCGCCGTTGTTGTGCGTGATCTGGCCGAACGGGCTGTAAATCTTTTTCCAGCCCGCGCCGATGTTGACCGTTTGCGCCGTCGTTTTGGGATTCACCACCACCAAGCCGTTGGTGAACTCGCGCTTCCACACGTAGTCGCTGAGCGTGTCCCAGTCGCCAGCGCCGATAATGTCCCGCATAGTGTCGCCTGTGCTGAGTGTCAGCGCCTGCTCCAACGGACAGCCCAACCAGCCCGTGGCCGCTACAGTCTGCGCGCTGGTGCCCGTCGCTAGATCAACGCCGCACTCGTCGCACCATGTCGGGTACTGGCCCGAATGGACTTGAGCATAGCCGTTGTCCAGCAGCGTCGAGGCTAGGAGGAACCGTTGGTACTGGCGGAAGTCCGTGACGTATGTGCTCCATGTGGTGGCGCCGCTGTAGCTCCTGGCTGCAAATGTGGCGTAGTCAGTCATGGCATTGACATAGCTCGCCGTGTTCGCACCCGTGCCGGCCTCGTCAAGCCAGTTGACGTATTGCCGCATGTGGAAGTCCCAATAGCGGCCGGGGGGAGGTCCCCACGGGCAGTAACTGTTGACCGACCCTGCGCACTCGTTCAGGTAAGTGATGTCGGTCGGCCATCCGAAGTCCTGGGCAATATCCACGGTATCGGTCATCACCGGCGAATTGTCGATGCCAGTCGGGTTGGGTTGCCAACCGCCATCGGTCATAATTGCCAGCGTCGTGCTAATGGCAATCTGACTAAAAGCCCCTTCCCACCCCTTGTACGTTGCAGAGTTGACGCCAGCCCGGCCCATACCGATCTGGCTGAAGTCCTGATTGCCATCCTCGTCGATGTCCCACAGATTGCCTTGGTACTGGTGGGGGATGCCAACCGCCTCCAATATCACGCCGTCCCAGCAGTCCACGCCGCCGCACTGTGCGCCGGCGAATGTGTCACTGATTACGTGCGACGCCCACCACGTGGACAGGTTGTCAGACTCGAACCCAGTCTGAAGCGCTGACCAGTTGAGGATCACCTGATTCTCTACCAGTAGTTCCTCAAGCCCGGTTGACGCGTACGGCACCACATTGCCGTCTTCGTCCAACATGTACCAGGACGACGCAGGCGCTGCGCCGTCGGCCGTGTCGTAGGCAGTCCACATGGCTTTGACGTTGGGGTTGCAGATCGGCCCCAGCAGATCGGCATCCTCGAAGCCATAGCTGTGGTACACCCCAAGCAGTTTGATCTTGGGGTTTGCGTTGCGCAGGTAGGTGTGGCTGTCAATCGTCGTGCAGGAGTTGGCGTACCAGTTGTGCCGATCTGCCACGAACTCCACCAGGTCGAAATACTGCAACCGGTTGAGGATTGTTGCGTTGGCGTCCGAGGTGGCATAGTTGCCGTTGGACGCTTTGAGCCGGGGGAATTGGTGGTCACTGCTGAATGGCCCGCCTTCCCAGCCGGGATCCCCATTCAGCGCTGCGCAGCCCGTCCCCTCGCCGAATCCTCGCGTTGTGAGCTGGTCAGCCGGGTCTGGCGGCACAGGCGTCTCTAACACGGTCAGCGGCGCGGGTTGGAAGCACCCCACAAGCAGCGCCAGCAGCACAAAGCATACAATCAAAGTCCGCATGTTATCCACCTTCTTCCGGGCCGTCTTCGAGCGCGCCGTACTGGATGCGGGTTATGATGCCGTTGGCAACCCGAATCTTGCTTATGTTGGCCGCATTATACCAGCCATCCTTGACCGGGATCACGCGCCCAACGCTCGTTATGCGCCCGTTGGCAACATTGACCAGCGACGGCGTGCCAGACAGCGCCGACGAATAACCCGTCGCTGGCAACGTGACGCCGCGTTCCTGGCGCACTGACCCCATCAACCTGGCCACCGTGCGATAGTCATCGGCTGGCGCATAGTCCACCGTTGCCACGTTCAGCGCCACGAGCCGCAGGCCGTCCGGGGTAACACGGACCGTGTTCTCCAGCACCCACAAATCGGCGGCAATGTTGACCGCGTGCCAGCCGTCCACCCACTCGTGATAATCGACGTACACCGTCTGGCCTGGCCAGACCTCGTACACTGACGGGACAACCTCAAGCGCGTAGGCGCGCTGTAGCTGGCAATGGCGGCGCAGTAGGTTATACACCCGGTCGAAAAGCGCGTTGGCTGCGTGGATAGTCTGCGCCTCGCTGGCGTTGATCGGCGTAATGTCCGGGTGATCCTCGCGGTGGTCGATGCGGCCATAGGTTGCCAGTGCCGCATCAGCCTCCAGGTATGCGCCAGCAGGGCCCAGCGTGTACCCCGACACGTCCCGCGTCGTTTTCTCCATTGTCAGCCGGCCCACCCCCTCGCCGCCGCCATAGGCATAAGCGCGGGTATAGAGGTCATAGCTGTCTGTGCTGCATTGCAGGCGGCTGATTAGCATCGTGTTGGCGCCTGGCTCTGTGGCCTGCACCGCTCGCACCCCGCTCGACAGTTGCTCCGGCCCCAGCCACCATAGCCGCCGCGAGGCCGGCGATAGGGTGAAATGCTCGCCGGTCTGCTCTGCCAGCATCACAAGCGCGCTCAGCAGGCTTTCGCCCGCAAACTGCATGTAGACTGGGTTGGCCGTGGCGAACCTGCCAGCCGGGTCCAGCGACCAGCCAGACGGCGCCAGGGCCATGATCCGCTGCAGCCCATCGGCTACAGGTTCGATAACCGTCACCTTTGCCGCGCCGATGATAAACGGGGAGAGATCCTGCCCTTCGTCGAAGAATCGCAGGTAGTAATACCCATTGAACGGCGACCAGCCAAGCGGAGGATCGAACTCAATCGTGTTTGCGCCGGTCACGCCGAACGGGTAAATGAGGTCTGGGTCGGCATCGTCGGGGTTTGCTGGCGGTTCCTGCGGCGCTGCCGTGTTGTTGACCAGCCCGCCCACGGTTTCCCAGGCGTCATTTGTTGGCCGCTCTGAGTTGTAGTACTGCACTCGGAGCGTGTCGCTCAGCACGGTGTTAGCGGTGCTCAGCGTCAGAGTGATTTTGGAGAATGGCCGAGCATAGCCGATGTACAGATAGCGCAGCGGGTTGAAATTTGAGAGATCAATCGTCACTGGCGCTGTGACCACCTGCACCGTAAATGATCCGGTAGGCCAGACGGTTGTCAGGCTCAAGCGCGGCGTGTACTCAATCGCTTCCCACAGCGCCAAATCCCCCACCGTGCGGTTGGCCAGCTCCCGCAGCAGGTCGTCACCGCTCACCTGGAGCAGTGTCGGGCTATTGCCGCTACCTGGCGCCACCGTGATGGCATCGACGATCCCGCTGCCCACCTCGTAGATGCCATTGCCGTCTGACCGCCAACAGCGCACAATGCGCTTGTGCGCCAACAGATTGGCCCGCGGGTCGCTGGCTGGCATCGTGAAAGAGAACGAGCCAGCGCCGTCCAGCCGGCGGGTAGACTGCCACTCGCTGGCTGTGGTGATTGGCCCGTCGCCATAGCGCGTGCCTGCCGCGTCCTCAACATCGATCCAAATCTGCATCAATAGTCACCGAGGTTGATCCAGGTCACCTTGAGCGTGCCTGACAATTGGACCGTCACGGTGCTGCCAGAAACGGCATTTGTCACGCCCGCATTGACGTACAGCGCCACCGCCGTTGATGTGCCGTCAAACTGTGCGCTGGCCGCAAGTGCCGCCTTCCACGTGCTGGCGCCGTCTGCCGTGGCTGTTGACGGTATGATATTGGCCTCTGTGCTGGTCAGTGTCGCGTCGTCGGCTGCCGTGACTGTTCCCACTGCAAGGTCAACCGTCGCGCCGCCGCCGCTGGCTCCATCTATGCTCGTTGTGCAGTTGATCACCGCGCCTAGCACCAGGATGCGCCCTGCCGGGAAGTCGTAGACTTTGACGCCAGCGCCGTGGTCAGCGCCGTCAGCCAGGCTGATCTCGTTAGCGCCGGTCAGGTCCAGCGTCAACGTAGTTTGCTTGACTACGCCGGCTGTGACTACCGCAGCATCAGCGACAGCCTCAACCGGGCTTTCGTCGCCAGCGTTCCATGTCTCCAGCACGTCTGTGTTTGCCTTGATCGCTGCGTCCAGCGTCGAAAATACGGCGTTGAACGTCGCTGCTGTGGCGCTGGCCCCCGTGGTGATCGGCGTATGGTACTCTGTGCTCATGTCTCAAATCCTTCGCTTAATTGGCATTATCGAGCGCGTCAGGCCCAGTTGTCCAGGTAGGAGAACGCGATCAGCCCCGATCCGCTGGCGTTGCCCGTGTAGCTCAGCGTCACCGTGTTGTTGCCAGGTTGCAGTTGCAACCAGTCAGCCACGGTGTGGCCGGCGTTGAGCGTCATGTAGGTGTAGGCGTCTGCTCCGTCCAGCGTCACCGATTTTGTGCCGCTGTTGATCAACAGAGCCTTGCCAGCCGGCACAGTCGACTTCCACGTCCAGTCGCACGAGCCTACCTGCACCCGGATTTGGCTGATCGAGTCCGACCCCGCCACAACCACGAACAGCGCATCGCGCACCATGCGATTGCCGTCCGTTGTCACGATGGTGCTATCGGCGCTGGCAGCGGGCGTCCAGGTGCCGCCGCGATGGTCCAACAGCAGGCCAGTGTCCAGCAGCTCGCCATCGTCCAGCGACCAGGCCAACCCGCCACGCCAGCCAGGCGTAACGATCTCGAAATCCATGGCCACCGGCTGATAGTGCACATGCTCATAGTTGCGTTCCATGCGCAGCCTGGCCAGCCTGGCCCAGGCAAAACGCAGCGACGCATCTGGGAACCTGGCCCACAGCCGGTCCCGCTTGCCCACCAAAGCGCGCAGGGCATCGCGCTTCGTCTGCACCGCTGTAGCCGAGGTCTCGACGATCTCAAAAGCCGTCGAGACTACCAGCGCCCGCTCTGGAGCGTCCGCTGTGCCATAGGTGTCATAAGCGCCGTTGCCGATGATGGGCGCCACGGACCCGCTCGCCTCACCCAGGCTAATGGTGTCCAACTTGTTGAACTGCGGCAGATCGTAGTCGCCAAACGCTGTTAGTCTCATGCCAACCCCATCGACCTGGCCGCAGCCAGGATGCCGGTCTGCGCAGCCGCCGCCACAGCCTGCGGATTGCCGCCCGGCGCGTTGATCGTGATGTTGAACTGCCAGCCTGTCGCACCTGCCGAGCGTACACCGCCCATACCAGACGGACCCGTGCCGCCTGTCGCACCCGTGCCGCCTACCCCTGGCCGCGTGCCGCCGGTCACACCTGCGCCGCCTGCGCTGCCTGCGTTCACGCCGCCGCTACGTCCGAGAAACTCGTTTAGCTTAGCCAGGGCCGTGCTGATCTTGTCGATAAAGCCCTGGATCAGGCCGATTACGTCGCCGATGGCCCCCTTTGCGCCGTCGAACGCGCCCTTGACCGCCTCGACAGCGCTGGGAATCTTCACGCTCAGCCAGTCCCACACCGTGCCCAGCACCCCGCCGATGTCGCTGAAAAGCTGTTTGATGAACTCTATTGTCGGCTGCGCATCAAGCCACGCTTGTTTCAACGTTTCGATGGCCTTGGGCACGTTTTCCCCCAGCCAATCGAAGACAACCCCCAGCGCCTCGCCGATGTCGCTGAAGATTTGCTTGATGAACTCCACCGTCGGCTGGGCATCGATCCAGGCCTGTTTCAGCGCCTCAATGGCTTTCGGAACGTTGAGCTTGAGCCACTCGAACACAACCCCCAGCGCCTCGCCGATGTCCTGGAAGATGCCCTTGATCACTTCGACGGTGGGCTGCGCATCGATCCATGCCTGTTTCAACGCCTCGATGGCCTTGGGCACGTTGATCTCTAGCCACTCGCCGATTTTGATCAGCGCCGGGATCAGGTCAGAGACCGCCCAGTCGGCAAATTTCTTAGCGCCCTCGATCAGGCCCGGCCCCATTTTGATAGCCATGTCCGTCAGCGCCGGCAGCAGCGCGCCGCCGATCTCCTCGCCCACATTGCCCAGCGCGTTTTTCATGATGTCGAGCTGGCCGCCAAACGTCTCACCTGCCGCCTTGGCGCTGCCGCCGAACTGCGTTTCAAGCTCCTTGAGGATGATCTGCTGAGCGCCGGCCGTGTCGCCGACATCCACCATGGCTTGTACCATGGCTTTCTGGTCTTCCGTGAACTGGATACCCGACCGGCTGAGCGCCGTCATACCCTTCACCGGATCGTTCAGCGCTTTCCCCACCAGCATCGTGGCGCTGTTCAGGTCCATCCCCATAGCCTGGGCCATGTCCAGCGTCGCCTCGGTCGCGTCCGGGAACACATCCTTGCCGACCTTGGTAAAGGTCAGCATGAGAGCCGAGCTGGCGACTATCGCGTCGTCCTCGAAGCGCGTCGCCTCTGACAGCGCTTGCGCGTGATCGTTGATAGCATCCGCCGAGACCCCTGCAACGCCGCCGGTAGACTTCAACACGGCGTTGAGCTGCGCTTGAATCTCCTCCGCCTCGCTGGCTGCGGAGATCGACGTACCCAGCACCGCGCCCAACGCGCCGATGCCAGCCACCGCCGCGCCCGCGCCCAGCACAAGGCCACCCTTGAGCACCCCTCCCAACTTGGAGCCCTTGGCGTCCATCTTCTCCAGCTCACCCGTCACGCCGCTCAGCGTGTTGGTGGCCTGGTCGATGGCCTTGATGATGATCGACACATCAGCCACGCGCAAACCCTCCCGCTGCGATGTAGTGCAGCAGCATGGTGCGCAGCTTGACTTTCAGCGCGGGGGGATAGTCGATGAAGGCAATCGGGTCGATGTGCAGCATGGCAGGCACCAGGATCAGATCCGCATACTCATCAGGCACGCTCACCAGCCGGCCGCGCGCCAGCGCCTCGTTCCAGGCGATTATGCGGTCATTGAGAAAGGGTCGTTCACGTACTCCGCCACCGCCTTGCCGTAGCCCGTTCGGCACAGCCAGATCAGCACCGCCATCGGCGCGTTCTGGCCCCACGGCCCGCCGGGGAAGTCCTCCTCCGGCCAGCCCGTCATATCCAGCACGATAGCGCTGCGGTCGTGGTCTGGCCCTTTGCCCATGGACCCTGCCAGGTCTTCGACCTGCTTGATGGTGGCCATCATGTTGTAAGTCACAGCCAGAGTCTCGAAGCCCGGATACGGGCACGTCACAGTGCGCAGTATTTCTGCCATACGCCGGTTAACTCCTGTTAGCCGAAGGCTTTTCTAGGTCCAGTTGTGCGTGCTGGTGTTGATGATCGTCAGCCAGTGCGCCGTGGTCACTTGCAGATGGGATGTCTGGGTCGTGAAGGTGGGCTTGATCACCACCTCGCCGTCCTGCTCATCATGCACCGTCGGCACCACGTCCCACAGCCCGGTCATGTTGATCGACAGCGACCGCGCCGCGCTGCTGCCTGCCAGTTGCAGTTGCAGAGCCTGGTAGGTCATCGCGTCCGCCTTGGCCTTGACCTGCGCATAGGTGGTCGAATTGGTGCGCATGATCGGTTTGAACGTGCACGTGGGCCGCGTGTACTTCAGCGCGCTCCAGGTCGTCACATTGTCGGTCAGGCACCAGGCCGGCTCGATGCCGGTGTCGATCTCCAGCTCCCAGTCCAGCAGCGTGCACGAAAATGCCGTCAGGCCCTCCGAGAATGGCAGCCCCTCACCAACGCCGGTCACTCCTGCGTCGGCATAGTTGAGCGTGCCCTTCATGGCGTTGATCACTTCCATCGTGGCCGGCAGGCCCACGCTGGCGAATGCATACCCCGCGCCGCTGTTGTCGTCGTAGGTCGTGCCAAAGCACTCCGCCTTGAGCATGACCGCCTTGTCGTTGATGTTGGCCGACAAGGTGAGCTTTTTCAGGTAGAGGTCTTTGAGCTTCACCGCCGGCCCGGTGGCGCCCAGATTGTAACCCACCGTGCCGATCAGCGCCGTCAGCGGCATCGGCGTGGCCACAGCCGCCGGGTTGACCCAGTAGGTGTGGACGTAGGTACCCGTCGGCGCTACGTCGGCGAAACCGCTGTTGAGCAAGACCGGGATCAACTCGAAGAACGCCGTCCCCTCGAACGTGACCGCCGTCTCGTAGCCCACCTCGGCCACAATGGTCGTTGGCGTCCAGGTGCCAGCGTCATACTCTGCCACGTGGCGCTGTGTCTTGTCCTCATAGCTGCCCTTCCACGGCATTTGCTTCGTCGGCGCAACCGCCGTGCCGAATGCCGTCTGCAGGCCCACCTGCGCCTTGTTGAAATTCGTCGATGCCATCATTCACCTCGTGGAGACCATCACAGGTCCACCGTCTCACAGAATAGCTCACGGACGTTCAGCGTCCACTCGATCCCGACGTACTGCGTCTGGCCGTAGATCAGCGGCGTGACACCGCTATCCCGACTCAGCTCCGCAAACACCACGTTGGCCAGGCTATTCAGCGCAGCCGCCGCCGCCCATGCCGTTCGCATCGAGCTGAAGAAGGGCAGGCAGTCATTGTGCGCCTGGCCGAAGCTGTTGGTGGCCAGCGGCGCCACGTACAGCAGCATGGCGTAGTCCCGCCGCTCCTCAGTCATGCCAGCGTTGATCACGTACTCCGCCTCGCGTGGCACGAACAGCAGCGCAGGCAGGTCCACCGCGTTCAGGCTGCCCGGCAGCGTCGTGTGCGTCCTGGTCACACCGCTCACCGCGCCGAAGATCGACGCCAACTGAGGGATCACCGTGCTTGGGGGCATGGCTACAGCGCTCCTACCCGCCAGCGTTTGTACGGCCGCAGCAGCCGCTCGATGTCCACCGGCAGCGCCAGCGGCGTCTCGATCACGCCAATGTCCGGCCGGGCCGTCTGGCCGAACGCGCCATCTCGCTGCCGATACAGCCAAGCCACCCAGCGCACCGCCGCCTGCACAATGTCATCAGGTGGCGAAGAGCTGTAGGCCCAGCTTCCGGCCACGCTGATCGCCTGCTCGTCGCCCGTCGTGCTGTTGCCCTGCCACGCGCCCACCGACCCGGCCTGGCGCAGCCGGATCATCGTCTTGGGCGTGATGTTGTTGGGCAGCAGCACGTAGTCCGAGGCGCTAATCGTCTCGCTGTCACCGTGCGTCAATGTGGTCACGCTCAGCAGATCATCGTCCAGGAACAGCGTGTCACCCGCCGGCACGTTGAACACGCGCGTGGCCGTCACCGCCCGAAACCGCCGCCGGCAGTAGCGGTCGATGGCATCCGTCACCCGGCCCACCAGCAGTGCGCCCAGCGCATCGTCGCCCGTGCCGCTGATGTCCAGGTAGGTCTTGACCGCTGCCCAGGTCGTGTAGTCCAGGTTGGTTACAGGCGTGAGTGTTACCGTTGTCGCCATATCACTCCTAGCTGATCGTCACCGTGAACGTGGCCACGTCGAAGTCGGAGATCTCCGCCCGGCCGTAGTAGGTCCCGACCGCATCGAAATTCAGCGTCACCTGGCCGAGATTGTCCGTGTAGCCGCTGCGCACGATGTTGGAGAACGCGCTGTCCGTCGCCACCTGCACCAGCACCCCGTCCACCGGCAGATCGTCGCCATCCTTGACCGTGATCGTCTCGCTGTACAGGCCGGTCCCGCTGCCGCCGGCCGAGATCAGGCCCGGTAGCGTCGTGCCTGTGTCCTCAAGCACATCCGTCAGGAGCTCGTCGAGCGTCCAGTTACCCTGATTGGAGTTGATAACACTCAGGGCGTCAGCCGGATCGCTAAACGCGAACAGGATGCCAGGATGCCCGCCTTGGGTTTCGATGTAGACGCCGGATGCATTGGAAGGGGAAGAACCGTCACTCGGCGATGAAATTGCAATTGCCTTGCCGCCCGTCGTTGGCCCTTCGATGTACACGGTGGCCGCGGCGGTATCACTGAGTAGGAACAGCGCCTGATTACTGCCGCCCTGCAACTGCACACCACGATCCGAGCCTTCGAGCTTCGCCGCAAGGTAGCTATACACATCAATCCCCCGCCCAAGGGCATTGTTGTTGCGTATATGCAGCGCGCCCTGGCTTGCAACATTCGTGGTAATCTTCACCTGCCCAAACTCAACCGCTGGCTGCGTGCCGTACAGCACCACAGGAATATTGCCATTCGCATCCGCAGCAGCCACGGGCTCACCCGCCTGATACGTCACATTAACAGAAGAACTCTCGATTCCCGCTTCGGCCAGCGGTGTCAACGTTGCTGGATCGCCACCGTCCGATTCGCTCACCACCACGTACCCGCCCGCGTCCGGCGCGCTGTAGCCGCCAGCCGCGTAATACGTACCCGGCACATCGCTTTCAGTCACCAGCGCGAACGCAGCGAAAACCGTGCGGTCGAGGTGAAGCACGGTGTAGCCAATGAGCTTTCCGGTGTTAGCGGGCCCAAGGACGATAGAGAGGGGTAAGGTTTGAGTCATTACTTACCAGTCGCAGGAATTGTGATAGCTTCCGACAACACTTGGCCTGACGGTAGCATGAGAACCAGATAGGTATCTCCACCAACGCCAGTGCTATCCGTGATGGTAGTCGTAAATCTCACTTGACCATTTACTTCATAAACCAATGCGGTTGCCGACCAACGATTTGATGATACGTCCTGTGGCGTCACCCAGCTAGATGCATCTCCGCCAAAGCGCCATCTGCTTCCAAACGTGGTGAGGTCTGGTGAGTTCGATAACGCCAGAGTCAACCAAACGGGTTTGCCATTAGTGGCAGGAGGATTGAAGCTGTTAAACAACTCAATGGTTACTTCGCGGCTTCCAGTACCCTCGATGTAATCTCCCGGAGTGATAATCGCGCTGTTGTAAATATGCCATGTGTCTGGAATCTCTATGCTCGGCGCTGCCCACTGCGCGCTGCTAGGCAAGCCCCAATTTCCCTCAACAACGGTCAGGACATGGCCGTTATCGACTCCATCAATGCTGGGTACCTCGAATACATCCTGCCACGATGGCACAACTATGCCGACCCCACGTGATAGCATCTTTTCAGATAGTCTTAGCACTTTGCCAGTGGGCTGCGATGAATAGTCTGGCAATCCATTTGGCGCATCCTCGAACGCTGCGCCGCCGCTGCCGTCAGCAGTGAGCACTTGGCCTTCCGTTGCGCTACCACTCTCGAAGTTTTCAGCGTTCAGCGCAGCCAGTGCAAGTACTGTTGTCATCGTCGTGTCTCCTTCTGCTAACGTCTCGTATCTGGCGCTTTCACGCCAGCCGCGCCTGGAGCTCTTTCCAGTGCCGGCCCAGCGGGGTGAGCCGCATCGTTTGCACCTTGTCCGGGTCAACCTCACACAGCACGCAGTTTGGCCAGTCACCTGAGCCACCCGGCGCGCCGGTGGCGACAAACCAGAACACGCCTTGTACGCCGCATCTGCTGGTAGGCCCTGCGGCGATGCCGACCTGCAGCGCATCGAAGGCCGCATCCATGACGGCAATCTGCTCACGCAGCGGTTGATTCTCGGCGCACATCTCTGTAATCACCAGCGGGCCGTCGCCCATCCATTGCCACCGCCAGTCATTCTCAAGCGTGTCGAGCGTGCGCTTGAACATGCCGCGGTCGGTCGAGTGGTACATGTGGATGCCGTGCAGCGATGGCCGCGGCACGCCAGCCTGGCGCAACTCCCGCAGGAACTCGCGCCACCAGTCGAGGCCAGTCACGCCGCCCGCGTGCTGTGCGTCCATGTTGACAGCCGCATTCGGCCCGCACCAGTTCATGGGAATCCCTTCGCGTCGCGCCAGCGCAATGAACCATAGCGCCAGGTCAACAGCCTGCGACGGCGACATGTTGGACTGCTCGCGCAGGTGGCCCTCGTTGATCAAGATCCACGTGTGAGCCGGGTGTGCATCCAGTGACGCCAGCACAGCCGCCCTGCTCTCGGGCAAACTCGCGTGCTTGCCCCAGATCGTCGGCACAAAACCAGGACGCACTACGCCAGACTCGTCCCAGTGCCAGTTCATCCAGCACGTAGGCTCAAGCAACTCAAGCGCCTGCTGCGACTGCCAAACCGGGCTCTCGGTGCGAATGCAGACATTCCAACCGTAGGGACGGTTCACGCGCTACACCTCCAGGCTCAGCAGGCGAGCCGGCCCGCGCCAGCCCGCCCGCATCCACCTATGCCGCAGCTTCCACGGCTGCCAGCGTTGCAGCGGCAATGCCAATGGCCTGCCACGTCGTCGCACTCGTGCAGATCGCAATCACCATGCTGTTGGCTGCGATTGCGCTTTCCGCGTTGGCCCCGGCGCCGCCGTTGATCGAGATCGTCCCCGGCGCGCTGGTCCGCAGCTCGTAGCCGGTCGCGCCGTTCCGCAGGATCACAATCGTTCCTGGAGTCGGCGTGGGCAGCACCACGATGTTGTTGGCGTTTGAGCTTGTCACCGTGATGAACTGCAACAGACCTTTGTCGGCAATCGTGCCCGTGGTCAGCCCGTCCGACGTCGCCGTCACAGCCACGTCCGTCGGGTAGCTGAAGCTCTCCGTGTCGAAGACCGCCGCCACCAGCGTGCCGCCGACCACCCAGGAGGCGCCGCCCTGCTCCTGATAGTTCTGCGTGTTGTACGTCATCTCACACTCCAGTCGCTCGGCCCGTCCAATCCGTCCGAGCCGTACAATCCGTCCGATCTGGCCTGCCAGCCCCCAGCGCCGGCAGGCCAGTCAGTCAGCCTATCCCATCCACTCGATCTGCGACACCACCGTGCTCGGCTGCGTCACCGGCTGGCTGCCGTTCTCCAAGAAGAACAGCACGTCGATGTAGCTGCCGTTGGTCAGCGTGCCGCTGGTGGCCAGCGCCAGGAAGTGGTGATCGAGCGGCAACTTGCGCACTTCGATGCTCCACATCAGCACGTCGCCATCATCGTCAGTCACGTTGCACTCGTAGGCCAGCGAGCTGTCGATCACGTCCAGCGTGCCGCTCACGCTGTCCGAGCACTTCGGCGTCAGGGTCGGCGTGTCACTCGCGTGCAGCGTGCCCAGGTGGGCCACGATGTGCGCAAACTCGTACCCGCTCACGTCCACGAACGCCCCCGACGCCGGGTAAGCCGCCACGCCCGACATCGCCGTTTCAGGCTTCGCGCTGCCCAGCACGACTTTTATCTTCTCTGCAAGGCTTCCGCTAATCATCGTTATCTCTCCTTGTCATCAGCCGTCTCAGCCGCATTGTCCGACCCGTCCAACTCCGTCCGAGCCGTCCAACTCCGTCCGAGGTCAGCCTACACTCAGCTTGCAGCCGTCTTCTGGACAGCGAAGCGCCAGGTCTCGACCACGCGCCCGCCCACCCGGCGCCGCACGTGGTACTCGACCTTGTTGATGCCCGTGTAGCTGTCCTGGAACCGTGCGATGGTCAAGCCGGCCTTCTGGACGATCCAGTAACCAGCCATGTCACCGAACAGCACCGAATAGCTACCCGCGCCCACCGCCGGCAAAGCCTCGCTGCGGTTGAACGCGTAGCCCAGCAGCGTCCGCTTGTTGTTCTCCAGCTCCCGGTCGAACAAGTATTCGCCCGAGCCGCTCTTGAGCTTGCGGATCGCCGTCCCAGTCGCCTTGCGGAAGACGAAACGCGCGTTGGCCATGTACTGCTCGTCGATGCCGTCGCTCAGGCCGATCAGGCCGTCCGCCGTCAGCAGCGTCGCATGGCCGGAGACCACCTCAGTCAGGCTCAGGCCGTTGGCCGAGCTGGGCAGGATGCCGTAGGGCTTGTTCGCGCCGTCGCCCGTCAGGAACGCGTTGTCCTCGTCGACGGCCAGCGTCTGCACGATCTGGTTCGTCACGATCCGCACCAGGTTGCCGGCATCCTCCACCAGGCTTTGCGACATCGGCACCTTGTAGGTGTAGATGTGCGCCACCACCGGTTTCAGGCCCAGCGTCGCGTTTTTCTCAGTCGGCGCCTGCGTCTCACTGCCCCAGGCCCCGCGCAGCGCGCCGGGATACTGGCTGTCGCCGCCGGTCATCACGGGCACGTCGACCGAGTTGCCGTTGACCAGCTCGACCACTTCAGCGCCACCGCCGCGCACGACGGTCATGGCAGGCAGCCGGCTCACGATGTCGGCCTGCACGTTGGGCGGCACCGCATAGCCGCCCAGGCTGCCCTGCGCCTCGACCATGGTTGTCTTGATGGTGGCCACGTCGTAGCCGTCCTCCACCATCTGCCGGATCTGGCCCGCCGGGAAAATCTGCTTGTTCAGCAGCGCCACGTCGTTGCCAGTCAGCGCGCGGTCGCCGCCGCGCAGGTACTTGGCGAAGGCCGCGTTCTGCTCGAAAATGGTCTGCCGATAGTTCGGCCCGACCAGATCCTCGTAGATCGCCTTCGTTGCCTGGTCCTCCTCGCCGTACTTGATGTGGTACAGCGCGTGGAGGGTCTTGTTGGCCGCCCCGTCCGGCGCGGGCGGCTGAGGAGCCTCGCCCAGGCCCGGCATCGGCGGCCGCATCGGCTGGACCTGGCTCTTGAGGCCGTCCAGCGCATCCAGTTCATCCAACGCGACCTTCAGCGTCTCCGCCTCGGTCCGCAGCGTCTTGCCGCGCTCCAGATCGCCAGCCTCCAGCGCCTTCTGCGCCTCGGCGATCTTGCTCGCGAACTGTTCCTTCAGGTTCATCGTTTCAACCTCCAGCCAGTTTGAGGAGCGCCAGGCGCTCCGTCTCGATCAAAACATTCTTGAGCATCGGCTGGTCGTCGTCCCCTGGCTGGCCGTCCTCCGGCCCTTGTGCCGCGTCCGCGCCCGCCTCGCTCATATCGTCAAGCCCCGTCGCCGGAGCCATTGACTTCGCATCATCCGCCTCGTCCGATCCGTCTTCTCCGTCCTCTCCGTCCGCACCCTCCTCATAGCTCGCCCACCGCACCAGGTCAGCGATGGTCTCCTGCGCCTCCGCCAGCCGCTTCAGTTGCCGCGCCGACAGCCGCCGGCCGGCCTTGGCCGCCAACCCGTCCAACTCGTCCGGCAGGTCCAACCCCACCGCCTTGAACGCGGCCGCTACCTCGGCCACTGGCCGCTCCATCATGCGCGGCTCGGCTGGCGTAGGGGTCAGGCTCAACTCAGCAATCGCCCAGCGCTCGATTTCGCCCGTCGACCGGTTCACCCGCCGCGCGGCCGGCAGCGTCCCGCTGCTGGTGCCCAGCACACCCTGCTCGATCAGCCCGTCAATCGCCTGGCGATACTGCTCCGCCATGCTGAGCTGCGCCTCATACCACAGCCCCACCTCGTCACGCATCAGCACGTCCACCGGGCCGACCACAGCCGCCTTCAGCGCACCGTCGGCCGCGTGCTGGTACAGCAGCGGCAGCCGGCCCATGGCCTGGAACAGCGTCTCCAGGTCCTGCGTGCGCTGCGTGAAAAACTCGCCCGTCAGGTCGCGCCGCTCGGCATCACCCCACAGCACGGCATACCCGCCGATCCGGCCGCCGCCCAGTCGTTTCACCGTCTGCCAATCGTTCATCGTCTCATACCTCGCATCAAGCCGCACCCGCCGCGCCGTCCAACTGCTCGGCGATGCGCGCGGCCGCGTCCTCGAACTCTGCCTCGATGTCGGCCTTGTGGCTCAGCACGCTCTCCTCAAGCCGCCACCATCGGCCCTTCCATGCCCTACCCTGGTCCTGGCCAATCACCCTGCCAGCATAGACCACGTTGGTCCCGACCTGGCCCTCGACGCCGCCGGCCACCTCACGCACATCGCTGGCCGCATCAGGCGCTCGGCCAACCAGCGCCGTTAGGCTGCGGCCCAGGTATCCCGTGCGTTTGTAGGTGGATCCTGCAGGCGGCGGCGGATAGGGCGGCATCCGTTGCAGTTCACCCAGCACCGCGCGCAGCATGGACCGCTTCAACTCGCGCTGGACAATCGGATGGGCCTCGCCAAACCGCTCGCGCAGCTCGTCCAGGCCCTGAATGGTGATCGCCAGCCCGGTCACGCGCCCACCTCCACCGGCCCGGGCCCGCGCTGCCTGGAGCCTGGCTTGCTCAACACAGGAACCTCCCAGCAGCGGCAGCGCACGTGCGCCGGCATCAAATAGAGCTGGCCGTCGTCCGGGTTGAGATACCCAGGCGATTGCAGCGACCGCTGCTGGCCGTCCAGCGGAGCACAGATCGGGCAGACCAGCTCGTCCACCGCCGTGCGCCACTCGGCGCCTACGATTCCCGCATCCAGTTCCACGTTTGCCTGGCGCCAGCTCTGCTCGTTGGCCACCTGGTAAAGCCGTGTCACCTCCGTGCTGGCAATCATCTGCGCCCGCACCGGCGATTGGAAGATCTCCGTCAGCTTGTCGGTCAAATCCGCCAACGGCTCGCCGCTGCTGATCCATGCGCTGATCGTGTTCTGTAGCTGCGCCTGCGTCGTCTGCGTCAGTCCGCTGATCAACGTGTAGCCGTACTGCTGCGACCAGCGCAGCACCTGCTCGTTGACCAACTGCCAATTGACGCCCATCTGGCCCGCCGTCGCCTTGGCCGCGTCCAGGGCCGCCTTGCTCAATGCAGGCAGCAGCTTGGCATCGATCCGCTTTCGGTAGTCTTCCAGCCACAGCGCATCGAAGGCGCCCGTCGGGTCCAGCTCGCCCGCCTCAATCTGCCGGACAGTCCCGCCGTCCGTGTGGCCGGCCTTCCACGCCTCGTAACGGGGCTTGATGAAGTCCCAGCGGTCGCGCGCCATCTTCTGGGTGTCGCCGTCGCCGTCCTGGATGGCCGACAGCGAGGAGATACGGGCCGGAACGACG